CGATGTTACACAAGAATGGGATGAGTTCCACGCTGAACTGAAGCGTCATGTAGCGCACTCTGAGAACAACAAGCCTCGACGGACTAACGTGAACTTACAAGACTATAACGGAACCTACACTGGTAATACGGGGCACTAATCATGTGGGGAGATAACGAACCAGATTACCGTATTCGAGCAGGTAACAATGATGTTACTTACAAAGAAATCTCGGTCGTAAAGCCGAGCAAAGGCACCAACGTCCTTGGTGCTGATATTAACGTCGATGACAAAGAAGCTACCGAAGGCAGTAAGAACTTCGAGTACGTAGAAGATGGTGTTGTTCAGAAACGTCCAGGCTACCAGACAGTGGGAGATGGTCTAACCCTTCCCGGCAAGGGAGTAGGTATCTATACTTCAGAGACAGATACATACCCAATGACTACAGATGGTGGAACTATCAAACGACTTATTAACTCGACATGGACTGCTGTCGCTGGCTCAGTATTTGCCGACCCAGCAGCTGACGTATCGTTTACTTCAATTGAGAGCAAGACGTACATTTGGGATGGAGCTAACGGCGGTATGGTATGGGATGGAACAACTATCACCCGACCAGGAACGATGCCACGTGCTCGCTTCTCTGTAGTTTACAAGGGTTATCACGTAGCGTCAGGTGTTGCAGGACAACCATTCCGTGTATACTTCGCACCAGCTAAAGAACCATCACGTTTCACTAACAACGTGGTACCGACTAACCCTGACGACGTAGCTGTCAACGATGCAGCTAACGTGCCAGGTGCTACGGTATTCTCAGGTGCTAACTCTGGTCAACGTGCCATCGACATTAACCGTAACGACGGTCAGGAAGTAACAGGTCTCGGATTCTTCCAAGACGTATTGATTATCTTTAAAGAGAACTCAATTTACCAACTATACTTTAATGAGTCCAACGGGTTTGTTGTCGAACGTATTACCAGCTCTTATGGATGTGTTAGCCATGCTACCATCTGTGCTGTTGAAAACGACACCTACTTCCTATCAGATGATGGCGTGTTTGTTCTCGGTAACGAACCAAACTACTACGCAGCCATTCGTACCAACGAGTTGTCATCTCGTATCAAGAAGATTCTTCAACAAATTACACCAGCACAACGAGTGAAGTGTGCAGCCGTCTACTTCGACAACCGTTACTTCTTAACAGCACCAGTAACAGGTACGTCTATGAACACGGTCATTGTCTACGACCGACGCTTCTATGCTTGGATGATTTGGGATGCTATCAGTGCCAACGACATGGTAGTTCACCGTGATAACTCCGGTGCTCGTCACTTCTACTTCTCAGACGAGAAGGTTGCGAAGATGCGTGAGTTCACTTGGGGTACGTACAACGATGATGGTGAAGCGATTGATATGATTTTCCGTACAAAGGCATTTGACGGTAAAGCAATCGACCGAGAGAAATGGTGGTACGCACTTCGTCCAGTCTTCCGTGACTTTGCAGGAAGCGTGAACATCTCCTTCTATACAGAACGTGGACAGGAAGGACGCACCACAGTTATCAATACAGCTATCCTCGGAGGTATTGGTCTTGATGTTTTGGCGACAGCACCATTCGGTTGGTCGCTCTTCGACACTATGAGTGACTCAGAAAAGGGTATCACTGGTGGTGGCTCAGACACTACTGGTTCAGTCCTCAACTCAAGCAACATGGTGTTCGATGTTCCTATCCTACTTGACTCTCGTACGTGTAAGACAGAGTTCCGAAACAACAAGCTGAATGAATCATTCGCATTGCTAGGATGGAAGAAGTACTACCAAGAGAAGGATATGGCTCGGATGGATGGTGATTTTACCTATAGGTAGTGCTATAATCAGAATTATAAAAGCGCAAAAACAAACAAGGAGAAATTAAAATGGTAGTAGTAGCAACTTTCAACACCAAGAAAAACGGTGTTAGCGGTACCCCTATTCAAGGAAGTGCTTCAGGCAGCCTGCAAGGTGGAAGCACCAAGTCTGTCCAAGGTACAGTTCCAGTTATTCAGGGTTCATCACCGAACCTTCAACCAGCAGTAAACCCAATGAACTACCGAGCAGTTGACGCTCCGGCAGACGCAACGGCAGTAGCAGCACCTAGCGTAGCAGACCTTGCAGCACGTGCAGCAGCAGCTCGCACTAACGAACTTCGTGGACAGGTTCGTGGTTATCAGGGAGATGTAGACTCAATCTACAACCAACTGTTCTCAGACCTCGACCTTCTTATTCAGAGCCGTGCAGGTGAGATTGACCGTACAGCTGGTGACAGTATCAATAAGCTCACAGAGAAGTACACAGGTGCAATCCCTGGCATTGAAAGTTCATATGCAGCACTCGGTGCTGGTGACTCTACTGACTCTACCTACGCTAAGGTAGATGCAAAGAAGGGTTATGAAGATAGCCTCGAAGATGTCGGTGAACAGAAAGCCAAAGACCAAGCAACACTTGGTAGCTACGATGAGACGACTCGTGCGAACTTCGGTGCAGACCGTGATGCACTTGCTCGCATCTTTGCTCGACTAGACGAAACAGATAATGACCAAGACCTTGTTGATGCACGAAACGCTGTCGAGACAAAGCTTGGTACAGCTCGTGCAAGTAAGGCAAGCCTTATGACAGACGAAGGACTCAAGGGAAAAATCAAGGGTGCTACAGACAGCTCAAGCCGTGTTGGAAGTATCCAAAGCTCACTTGATAATGTTCTCAACAGCACGTTGTCTGGTGCAGTAAAGCAAGCAGCTATTGCAGCTGCTGGTACATCTGCTGGTCTTACTGACGAAGAGAAGAACCAGATTAAAGCTAACAACGCTTTCATTAGTTAAATAATAAAGGAGATTCCTCTTCATGGACATCCTCGAACGGGCAGGCAACTTCTTCACAGGTGGTGGCTGGACTAATAATTCAGAACGCTCAAAAGCAGAAGCCGAAAGGAAGAAGCGTGAAGAGGAAGAGCGCAAGCGACGAGAAGCTGCTGCTAAAGATTTAGCAAAGAAGCAAACAAAAGCACCCGTACAACAGGTGGCTTTTATGAATACCGTGAAGAAGGTAGTCAAACCTGAGTTGAGTAAACCCACTCTTGTTGCCCCTCGTGCTCTTGAAGTGCCAAAGGCTCCACAGGCTGACCCTTCACTTAAAGGTCTCACTAACGAAGATGCAAACACAGTCAAGGCACTTCGTGCAAAAGGTACGGCTCCTGAGAAGGTAGAACCATTGATTAAGCAGTTCCGTGAAACGAAGAAGACTAAAGACGAAGCAGCATACGAGCAATCGGTTCCCGGGAAAGTTCTTAACACTATTGGTCAAGTAGGCAAGACACTCGTTGGTGGTGCTGTCGATGTAGGTAGTCGTGTGGTTGAGACGGTAGACCAAAGTGCTACAGCAATTCGACAGGCTGCTGACAAGTTAAACCCTACCCTTACCGACGAGGACAAAGCTATTCGTACCCGTCTTGATGCACAGCGACTCAAAGGTTATCAGGGGTTTCGTGACTGGCTTGACAAGAGCGACTTCGCAGACACTAAGGAAACAGATGAACAGGCAGCACGTATCTCGTCTGGTAAAGGTACACCAGCCGACTATGTATTCGGTTACTTAAAGGCTCTCGACCCTACAGGGTTTATTCCAGTAGGTAAGTTACTGTCTACTGCTACCCGTGAAGGCGAGGTACTCTTCGATGACATTGTGAAGATTTTCGAGAAGGATACTGGACGAGCTGCTAGTGATACAGAAAAGGATGTATTGAAGGAAGAACTATCAGGTCAAATACAAGACTTGAACAAAGCCAACACAGTTGAAGATGGTGCGGAGATAGCGACCGAAGCACCAAAGCCTACGGATACTCCGTCGAAAGCTCCAACTGTTGACACTGCTGCACCAGAAGTAAAGGATGTCGCTACGTCTTACCAGAAGGTATACAACATGATTGTTGCCGACAAGAACCTGACCCCTGAACAACAGTCAGAGTTTATTCAAGAGGCACGTAATCGCCATAAGGAGCTACTCAAGCAAGTAGACCAAAAGACTGAGCAGAGCAAAGCAGTGCAAGAACAAGTTGTCCAACAGGCTAACGACGTAGCTGAGGTGCAAGCCCAACAGCAGGCTGATGCAATCGCAGAGCTACAAGCAAAGCAAACTGAAGAGACAGCCCCTATCAATATAGGACAAGAAGCTACCACTTCAGATGAAGCCGTATATAATGACGGCTATAGTTCATTTGAGAAAACCTCAGACAACATGACTGCTGCTCGACAGGCAGAAGAAGACCGATACCGTCAGAATCCTCTCACTCGTGTGTGGAACGCCTTGCAGCGTATACCTGACTCAAATGCACAGCTACAACGTGCAGACAACGCTCTCATGAAAGAACAGGGTGTTTCTTATAAGGAAGGGCTTAACCCTAACCAAGACCTTACTCGTCTTGCACAGCTATGGCAGCGTGGCAATCAGACTACTGCTGTAGAGAAGGTGAATCGTCGATACGCTATCCAACAGGTAGAACAACCTGATGGTTCAATTCGTATCATGGCAGTACCGAGTGAAGACCGTGGTGCTCGTTCACTAGCGGATGTCCTCAAGGAGCGAACAGGACTTGGTGGACGTAACAGTAAGTCACAGCAAAAAGCAGATGACTTCGAGAACTACACGATTCAGAAGCGTGCTATGGAAGTGATTCAAAAAGACCGCTACGACCCTATTACCGGAGAGAACAACGTAGACAATCTTGCACGACTTGAACAGCAGTATGCAAACAACACGAAGGCATACGAGTCTCAAGACCCTAACGCTCTACGAGACCTGCTCACACTACGTGCAGTAGCAAAGAGTGAAGCAGAAGATGGACTACGCTCAGGAGCACTCACGCCTGAACAGTTTGCAGGACTTGAGAAGTACGAGTACTATGTACCATTCCAGCGCACTGAGGCTGAAGACCTCATCCGTCCTGAGATTAAGGGAGGTATGGCATCTGGTCTTGGTAAACAGCGTATCGTTCAATCAATGGAACCGGGAGCTAACACTCCTATCTCAGCTACCCCAGCCAACATGCTGGATTATATTCGTGACTCTCAGAAACAGAACGCCTCACAGAATATGGCAGCAGAAATCATCCGTCGTGGTCGTGAAGGGCTGTATCTTCCCGGCAAGCAAGAAGCCAACCGTGTTGTCGTAGATGGGCGTATGCTCGCAGAACGTGCTGACGCACTCCGTGAGTCTGGTCGTATCGGTGATGAAATCAAAGCACTACTGAAAGAGTCTCGTAAGGCTAAGGCTGACAAAAAGGTTATCAAGGCAGAGATTGATGGACGACTCCGACAGGGTATTGAAATCATGCGTGCTTACTTCCGTGACCAAGCAGCAAACCCAGCAGCAAGCGCAGCAGCAGCCCGTATGAGTAACGAGGAACTTGCCGACATCTTCCGTATCGCCGTAGATGCAGGAGAGGTACGAGGTAAGTCAATCCTCAAATCAATCGAGAAGCGTGAAGGCATTGAAGGACAGCTCCAAGGCGCTATCGCAGCTATGAAGGAAGACATCGGTAACTTGAAGCTCAACAAAGCAGAAGAGTACCAACGTGCCGTAGAGAACCGACAACGAGTAGAACTTGGTCGCAACTACATTTCACTACAGGAGAACGGCTTCACTACTAAGATGGAAGTGTCCCCTACTCTTATGCGCCAGCTTGAATCACTGAAGAAACAGAGTGAGCCTGCTACTAACGTCTTCGCTAAGAGTGTGAACTTCATCAACAACGCTATCAAGACAACATACACAGCACTGAACCCTGTCTTCCGACTAGTAAACGACTTCGTAAAGAACCCAGCCCTTATGATTCGTAACGGTGACATTCGTAACATCTTTGAATCACAAGGCTGGAAGCAGTTTGCTATTTCAATGGCATCAGCGGTAAACCAATCGAAGAACAAGTTCCGACAAGAAGCTCTTAAAGAAGGGCTATCACTTGAGACTCTCATGCAGACACGAGACTTCGCTAAACAGACAGCACGAGACTATGCAGCTCGACAGAACGTATTCCAATTCTTCAACCGCCGACCAGACCATACCATTAAAGATGTAGGTAATGTTCTTAACCGTTTCTTTGCAACAGTAGGTAATGCACAACGTGAGGCAGTTGCAGCAGCTGAGTTTGCCCGTAATGTGCGCAACGGTATGCCAGAACAGCAGGCTATGCGTGCAGGAGTGCGAGCAGCTAACGATATTCTTGGAGATATGAACCGTGTGAACGATAACGTGCGATACCTCGAAGGTATCTCTGCTTGGCTAAACCCTACCATTGCTGGTGTACGTGCCCTAGGAACGGCTTACAAGTACAATCCGGTACAGACAGCTATCAAGGATGCAACCGTGCTCACAGGGCTTGGTATCATCGCATACAACACATTCAATGACGATGGGGTAGCACGTGAATACTACGAACGCTCACTGTCAGAAGACCGCCAGTATCAAATTGAAAATAGTATCAACTTCTTCTTGCCGGGTGCATATATTGACAAAGAGACAGGTGAAGCACACGGTGTAGTCAAAGTTCCTATTCCACCAGACTTCCGTGCCCTCTGGCGTGGCATCCAAGACGAGATGTACTCAGTCACTAACGGTGATGGTATCGACCCAGCTAAAGCACTAGAGACAATTGCCCGTACAGCGACAGGTGATATTGCTCGACAAGCTGTCTATGACCCACAGAGCGCAAACAATGACGCACTTGGTGGTTGGTTCCCTACCTTCTTCGGTGCCCGTAGTGGTCTTGCAGCTATCGGAGTCAACCCAAATGCTCAAGGAGAGCTACTTGACCCTGATAATCAGGGTGCTACAGAGAACACATCACCTATTGCAGTACGATTGGGTGAGATGCTTGGTGTAGACCCTGTACGAACAGACGCAATCCTTCGTGAATTAGGGTTTGCAGGTACCGTAGCACGCACCGGAGACCCTGTTGAGTCACTTTTCAAGGGACTAACCAACCAATTCACTGGTGGTAAGTTTGATAAGCCCGGTGCTACCTACTTTAAAGAGATGAAAGAGACAGCAAAGAGCATTGGCGACCTGAAACAGCGTCGTATCTTCGAGTCACTTCACCAAAAGCGTACAACTGGCGCTCAACTAGCCAAAGAACTCGGTATGGAAGTACCAGAGGGACAGGCAAACACCGGAATGTTGGACTCAGCCTTCAAAGCCCTCGCATTACTCAGCAACGAAGAGGTACTAAACGCAGAATTGGCGCTATCTGACTCTGCAATCGCCCGTGGAGAGGCAGTAAACCCACTATTCGACCGTAACGCCCTCACACCAGAGCAACGTAACGCAATTCTTACCTACCGACAGGGAAAAATCTACAACTCTGCTGGACAGAACAAGGATGCTAACAGTGAGACGGCATTTACCGCACTAGGACTTGACGAACCGTGGTACGAAGAGTTCCGACAGAAGGAGAACGACTTCTTTAACAGTCTTGGGGACGGAACTTCTAGCGAAGACACCATTCGTACTTTTAGTGGTGATACAAAAGAGAAAGCTACCCCAGAGTTGCAGGCTAAATTGGATTACTACTACACACTAGCCAAGGGTACGGGTGACAGGTCACGATTCCTTCGTGCAAACCCTGATGTTCTCGATTACTGGCAGAAAAGCGAAGACTTCACCAACGCAGAGCGTGCAGCCCTTGGATTCAAGCCGATTGCAGATGAGGAGCAAACATCTGGCGGTGGGGGTGGTGGTTCAACTTACGGAATCCTCGGAGAAATCCTTAACTTGGGTAACGACCCAGGTCGTGCGACACTTGTCACAGATAAGCCATACGAAGCGATTGATAGCCAACTTAGTGCATCACTCAAACGACTCTTCGGCTCACAACGAGGAGGTCGTGTAGATGTCCCAATTGGTGGACAATCTAGGGGTGATGTGTAGTAGCACCCGTGCTATAATGAGTAAAAAAGTACAAGGAATAAAATAAACATGGCTTACGAAAACTTCTACGCAACCACATTGGAGGTGCAAGCCTCTGCAAGCGACACGACCCTTCAGGTCAAACGTATACCCGATACTATCACTACAGGCTGGCTAGTACTAGAGGGGCGAAACGCAACTAACCGAGAGATTATCTTCTTTAACGGTATCATTGGTAATATCCTACAGAACGTCCTTCGTGGGCAGCAGGACACATCAGGTGTCGCTCACGCAGCAGGTACATCAGTTGAAATGAACCCAACAGCTCGTGACTTTAAAGACCTATACGACGCTTTCAATACAATTACTGCTAACACGAACGATTGGCGACCACTCACACAGGTACCGATTGTAAGTGCACAGAACGGACAGAAGGATACCATTCTTCAATTCTCGAACATTGATTACTCAGGAGCATTGCAACCAGGTACTCGTCTTCGTGTGCCACGAACAGGAACAACTCCGACGCAATCGCTCATTCTTAACGGTACAACTCAGTATGCCCAGCGAACAGCAACCATCTCAGGTTACTCATTTACCGATAACATTACACTTGAAGCACTCGTCTACTTCGATGGGTTTACTAATTCGGCTATGTGTATGTGGTCTCGTTGGGATGGTTCAAACGGTATCCTCTTTGACCTCACATCTACTGGACAGGTTAGGCTTGTTGGTTCGTCAGCTGGTATAAACGACCAAGTAGTATCAAACCAAAGCATCCCTATTGGACGATGGGTACATGTTGCTGCATCAATTAGTATGGCTGGTACAACTGGTAAGGTTTACTTTGATGGTAGCGAAGTCACTTCAACCTACACTAACTCAGCAGCTACCAGTTTCGCACAGGTAGGCAACATCGCCGTCGGGTACCGTGGCACGGGTGGTACCGCCTCACATTTCCTTAAAGGACAAATTAACGAAGTCCGTTTGTGGAACATAGTGCGTACTGCACAGCAAATCAAAGACAACTACGCAAAGCAGTTGATTGGTAGCGAGACGAACCTTGCTGGTTACTGGAAGCTAGATACTAACTTTAACGATTCGACTGTAAACGTGAACCATCTTACGACAGTTGCAGCAGCACCAATCAATAACTCGTTTGGTCACATGTTCAAAGCAACTGAGTACGGCATCGTTACACAAGTTACTTACTCAGCTCCTCATACGCTCGTGCGTGTCTTTACGGGGCTACGTAATAGTATTCCAAGTGATACACTTGCAGCTTCTTCGTACTCAAATGCTCACTCACCACAAGGCTTCCCAGCCTACCGTCAGAACTGGCGATTGGAACTATATACGTTTACTCAGCCAGCTAACGGTGCTACCGTATTCACTAACATCGGTGGTCAACACATTGCACTACCATACGGACAATGGCGTGTTGGGTTCGACACTACGATTCGCATTACAACTAACGCTACGCCTGTGCTCGGTGGATTGTATGTTGTCTTATCAGAAGACTTTGCATCAAAGCTCAACGCTTTGACACAAGGGTACTTGTACACTGATAAGCTCACGGAAATCACTACGCAAGTAACAAGAGCAGACTCGGTGTTCCAATCAAACACGGCACCTAAGTTTTACTTCCTTATCATGCTCCGCGATGGTGCAGGGGTAAGTAACGTAACCGTTCGTGGTGATGTAGCACCTTCAATTGTTTACGCAGAGTGCGAGTACTTATAGGGGGTAGCTATGAACGAGCACGTTGAAGCCCCAACAACCATCAAAGAAGTCGGAATCCACATTGGTTACATGCGTCAAGACATTGCAGACTTGACTGCTCTTGTAAAAGATATGCCAAGTGGGTTTGCTACTAAGCAAGATGTCCTCGACATAGACAAACGTGTGAGTGTACTTGAGAAGGCACGCGGTAAGAACTGGATACTCAACACTGGTAGTGCTGGTGTGGGGGCGTTACTGTTTTTCCTTATCCAGTACGCCATCACTCACTAACAGTTGGATTATCCTGCTATCGGTACTATAATGAAGCTATAAACAAATGGAGGGAATCTATGACTCAAGAAACATACCCAACAGCTGACGACATCTACGTTGCGCCAGACCAAACTGTTGCACCTACAGAGGAGAAGTCATAATGGCTATCCGACAAGTAACAACACCTAACCTTAACTTGCCAAAAATAAACGACGCTCCGACGAGTGGCGGAAGCTGGCGTGGCTGGTGCCTGAAGTATTGTGACGACGGTACAAACGCACAGAATCGTCAACCATCTGCTCAGGCAGCGTACGACGTAGAATCACGCAATGGTAATGTACGTGCTCAAGACCCACCTGTGGGCGTATGGGTACCTATCTTCCTGAAGTTCAACAGCGGAGAGTTTACCAAGCTAGGACACGTTGCATGGGCTTACAACCACGGTAACGGACGCATTGAAATCCACGACAGTGAAGTACACGCTGGTGCTCGCAAGCCTTACAACTCTATCCCTGAGTTACTTGCATGGTTCGGCAAGCAGTCACCTGAGTACACTGGTTACTCATACTGGCTTGACGGCGCAAAACTCATTGAAGACTACGAAGAGCCAAAGCCAGAACCACAGCCTGAACCAACACCAGAACCAAGTGTCCCTACTTACACAGTTAAGGAAGGTGATACCCTTGGACAGATTATTATTGACCAAGGTTGGGCTACGGATGCAGGACTATGGGGAGATAACGGTGACGTTGCACGTGTTGCAGCAGCCAACGGTATTGCTGACCCTAACCTCATTCACCCCGGACAGGTTATTACAAAAGCATAAGTAAAGGAAAAACAAACATGTCATTTCTAACAAAAAGTATCTTTTGGATAGACGCACTCGAACGAATGGTCAAGACCTTCGCTCAAGCTGCTGTAGCTATCCTCACAGCCAGTGCTGTTGGTCTCCTGACAGTTGACTACGTTCAACTCCTATCAGTTGCCGGACTAGCAGCAGTGGTGTCACTCCTTACTTCTATCGCCTCAGGTGGTACAGGTAGCAGTGATAGCGCATCACTAGTCGTTGACACGAAAGTCAAGAAAAAGTAGTGGAAGGAGAGGGAGAACTATTCTCTCGAAGGAGTGTGCTGGAAGAGCAAGACCCAGCAGCTCTTCTCTTACTCAGAGAGCAACTACAATTAAAAGTAACGAGAGCCATAGGTGAAATCGCCTTAGTTGACGATGTACTACTTGGCTATGGAGTGGAACTATGAACGCTAGTACGATTATCAACGACGAGATGACATTGGAAGAAAAGCTCGCAGCTATCGACCTTGCACTCGCTAACTCTCAAGCAGTAGCCCAGGTTAGTGGCTCTGCACCCATCGACCCAGCCGATGCACTCATGTGTGACGGGTGTCAGTAGTTATGTATAAGCAGGTATACGGTAACAAGTACGGTGCAAAGCGAACTGTTGCACTCGACGGTATGCGTCGTGATAGTAAGTTTGAAGCAAGCGTAGCAGACGAGTTATTCGCTCGTAAGCAAGCTGGTGAAATACTCGACTATGATTCACAGTTCAAGATAGAAGCGTGGGCGCACCGAGCAGATGGTACACCAGCCTTCAAGGTAAGCCATAAGGTAGACTTTCGTATTCACCACCTAGATGGAAGCTTTGAATTATACGAAGCAAAGGGGGTAGAGACAGCAGACTACAAGATGCGACGTAAGTTCCTTGAACTACTGTGGTTGCCTGACCATCTCGACCATACGTATACGGTGGTAAAGCAACGCTCAACTTGGCGCTAGGGTATTGACAAACAACTAGGTAATGTGTTATCATAAGCACTGCTCAAGTTTCGTTGTTGCACATCTTGAGAGACCACTAGTGGTAGATAGTATTTAGCTATCGCATTACAGACCCTTCATTCGTGAGGGGTCTTTTGTTTGACAAATGGTACACGACTGTGGTATATAGAGAGTACCGTATGTTGTAGTAAATGTGCTACGGAAAAACACACACCTCTTATTCACTCAACTCCACCTCAAACAAACACCCCCAAAAACAAACCTCTTTGAATAGCATCTCCTCGCAGGGTGCTATTCTTTTATTCACGACAAAACAAAGAACACCCGAAGGTGCTCTCTATTCTTAAAGGCTCTCAACGATTAAGAGGTAACGGTAATGACTGCAACACCAGTTGTAACGATACCAGCGTTCTTGCCACCAGTACTTCGTGTAACTGTAGCAGTAATGTTGGTCGTACCGTTGGCTACACGTGTCACAAGACCAGTGCTTGCGTTAACAGTAGCTTTTGTAGGGTCACTCGATGTCCACACGACAGTACCACTAGGTAGGCTCAACTGGTTAGCAGTTAGTTGTACTGTAGGTGATGCAACCGTGATGGTAGCAGTTCGTGGTGTCACGATGATACCCTTCTGACGGTTCATCTTTGCTGTCTCAGTGACCAGTGCTGCTGCGTGAGCAACGGCTGCGTCGTCCTTAGCTTGTGCACGGGTGTCCTGGTCTGCACGCCATGGGCGAACATCTTCTTTTACGTTATCGTAAAACGTCATTGTTTGATTCTCCTTTTTGTTTTAACGCTAGGGCAAATGCTCGCTTCGCTTGCTTGATGCCTGCTGCTTTACCTTCATTATAACCTTCTTGCTTTGCTTCAGCAATCATCGAATCAACCAAAGGTTGGATGTTCTCTCTAGTGAAAGCCTCGATTATCTTCATCTCTTGGTTATGCGTTAAAAGGATTCTCATTACTTTATAGTCTCCTCTGACCAGATGTATCCATCCACGTATGTAGTACGGACAATGGACATCTTACTGTGTGATTCAGGTAACAATGAACGGCGTACAAATCTCTTGTAGTCCTCCACATCCTTACGTTTCTTGAAGCGGATTACCACCCCACGGGGTGACGGCTCCAAGTGATAGTCTGTTGTCATGGTTTCCTTATTATACCAGACTAACTTACGTAGTCTGTTTACTTCTCTTGCTAATTCGCCCACCTTTAGCTCCTGCCTTTGCAGCACGTGCGTGCCGTTCTTCTAATGTTTCTCCGTGTTGTAATGCGAAGCCACCAGTGTGACCCATCTTGCCACCCTTTGCACCGATACGTGCGTAGAAGTTAGGGTCACGGGCTAAGTTCTTAGCTGCTGCTTTCTTACCACCTTCTTTAGTTCCGGGCATCTCGTTTCTCCTTCCATACTTTCTCGAACTTATCGCTTTCGTCACGACGACGGGCTGATGTGATACGGTTCCTTCGTACTGCTGTTCCAAACCCAAGGCTGATAGCAGCAATGAGAACTATGAACGCTACGTCCCATACAATATCCCACACGGTGTAGTTATGTGCTATGAGGTCAGTTACTAGGCTGATGATTCCCCATATACCGAAGACGATACCGTAGGCAATGTAGAACCAGTCGTGTCGGTACCGTCGTGCTTTCTTTTCTCTTTCACCCATTGATTTTCTCCTCTAGCTTTTGTTTAACTAATCGTTTTACCTTGGTTGCAAGAATCGCCTCTGTCGCCTTGCGTTGCTTGTAAGCTACACGACGACGAGCACGACCCTTGCGTGTACTACTCATTACTTAATGGGAATACTGAAGATTGTTGACGCGTCGCCAGTAATAGTAGTTGGCATCTTTCCATCCCACTTCCAAATTGCATCACGTTGCAGAATCTCAGGGGTTAGGCTTTCTTGCTGAATACGTTGCGACTCAGCTTTACCGTATGCTTCGGCAATGGCTTTTTCTGCTTCAACCTTTGTCTTCTCAAGTTCGTTGCGTGCCTTGATTACTTCTTGCTGTGCAACCTGCGTCTGTTCAATAGACTGATTGAACGCTGCGCTGAACGCGAAGTTTGTTAGAGAAACATCAAGGACACGAATACCGTACTTTTTAAGCCGTTCCGTAAGACCCTGTACAACGTCTGCCTTGAGAGCTGGACGGTTGGTGATAGTCTCACTCGCTGTGTACTTGGATGTGTTCGCTTTGAATACTTCCTGTACTGCTGGTGCAATGAGCTTCTCACTGTACTTACTACCGATAGTCTGGTGAATCTCTGATACCTTACCTGCTTCGAGCTGGTAGTTAAGAACTACGGTAGCCTTTGCATCTTGAAGGTCTTTGGTAGCTGCTGCCACATCAGGTGTCTCTTCCTTCTGAACTTGGATAGAGTACTTGTTGACGTTGTTAGCGCCCCAAGGTGCAACCCATGCCATACCTTCACTGAGTTCACGACCTGTGACCTTACCATAGCTAGATACCACACCAATTTCACCAGTGCCTACAAAGCGCATTGAACTGAACAGTGTGATGAGTCCGACAATGACACCAAGGATTACGACAGTTACCCAAAAGATAATCCATCCCACCCCGTCACTGCTTGTGTCTCGTTTATTTTCGTACATTTCGTTTCCCCTTCTTAGTTAGTTTCATTTGCTTCATTTCTTGATAGCGGAACCATGATACTACTACTACTCCAACGAGTAGAAGAAATACCAGTACCGCTACGACTGCGTTGAGTGCTGCCATTACGACAGGTCTTCAATCAATTTGTTGAGTTCTTCTGCACTGCGTATGTTGTCACTCAGCCCCTCACCTACTAATCGTGGAAGTTTTACTCCCTTCATGCGTAACCTGTTAGCCCTTTGTAAGACAGCTGATGGTGATGTCTGTATCTTTTCGCATAGGTCTTGAAAAGAAATACCATTTTTGAATGAGGTAATATAGGCACGTACAAAATCTTCTTGTGTGTAAATTGCTTTCATAGTAACTCCTATCGGTTAAAGATTCCCTTTGGCTTTGATTCCCATGCGTCAGCCATTCGTTCGAGTGCGTTAGCAATACGGAGAAGGCTTGTCGCTTCAGTACCGTCATGTGCCTGTACCTTTGGAAGGTGAGTAGGCTCAGTCTCGTTTACTTCGTCGATGTGCTGTTCAATCTTTGCTTCTTCGATGACAACAGACTTTGGCTTTGGTGCGTAGTAACTACGGATAATAACGTGGTAGTCATCAAAGTCCTTTGAGCGTTTAATGTTTGAGATGGTAGCTTGTGAGCGTTCCATCATCTTACCTAACACACCAACTGGTACACCTGCATCGAGCAGTGCTTTGATTTGTACGTATTCTTTCTTGTTCAGTGATTTGTACTTTGTCATTACATTTTCTCCTTATGACTATTCATACTGTTAAGCGTATGGTGCTAGTAGCGATGAGCCTTTCACTTAACTTCTAGTCTCGGCTTTCCCATACTTTCGTAAGGTATGGGTACTGTATCTCGCTGCCACAGGGTTAAAATATGTATACTACTTCAACCATAACCTGCTTCACTACCAGCACTACTACGCTCAACGATTTATTAAAGTAAGTTCTTTGCTTCGTCACTCATGGCACGACGCTTGCTTTGCATTGTCGATACCAAGAGCTTACTTGCTTCCACCTTTGCTTCAAACTTCTCACGCATACCCTTGAGGTTACTGATACGAATACTCACTCGTCGTTCTACTTCTGTTTGTGAACGCTTGTCGCTCGGCTTCTCAAGATTCTCGTTAAAGAGGGTTGCTGCATCCTGTTCTTCTGTCAGTATCTTTGCTACCTTCTGTCGATACAGTTCCATGAAGTCGCCGTAGTTCGATATGAGTATAGCTCCGTATGCTGCGAACTCTGCCATGAAATCAGGTAGTCGTGATGGGTCTTCCCATATACGGTCGTTGATATACAGCACGTTCATCTTCTCTAGCTTGTTCAGTACCTCCTGTAGTTTCATTAGTCAACCAGTTCAATCGGTTCCATTGAGCCTCCGAAGATGTCCTCTAGTTCCGACTTGCTAAGTTTCGGTGATTCAATTTCCTCGACAGCATCAGGTTCAGCAGGATTTCCAATAGTAATCATTGGCGTAGCGATGTCGTCGTGGATGTTCTTAATCATAACTGCGTAAGGTGCGAACCACTCAGGCATACCTGTTGCCGTCTGTGTTGGTTGTGCGACAGGGGCTGACGTAGCTGGTGCATCAACGCCTTCAGGTTGTTCGAGTTGCTTGAACTGGTATACATCCTGCCCTTTAGCGCCCTTCTTCTTGAAGATGAGTTCACCGTACACTTGACCAAGCTTCGGAGTGTTACCTTCCTTCTTGTTGGTCATGATGGTAGCACCGTCGAACCCTTCAATGTCTAGGAAGAATGAGTCAAGCATACCGTATGGTGACTTCCACGGCTTACCTGCTTGGTACTGTGTGATGTTATAAAACTGTGACATTATTCGTTCTCCTCTAGTTCTTTGATTATATCTTTCAACGCTTCCTTCAGTTCCTTCTTGTCGTCAGCATTGAGCAAACTTGTTGTGTTGTCAATGCTACGTTTAACGATAGTGGCTTTGACACTCGTCTTCTTCTTGAGACCAAGGAGTTCTTCAAGGTTAATCTCGTTGGTATCTTCAGCGCCGAGACCGAACGGTTCAACACTACCACTCTTCTTGAGCTTGTGAAGACGGTCTTGCATCTCAAGCATAGTAGAGTAGACACTCAGTTCGTATGCTTGTGAGTGTGAAAGACCATCACGTTCAGCCTTGTCACCATCAACGCCGGGTGTGTCACCAATCATGTAGTGAAGTAGTTCATTCTTTTCGAGGAACTCTTTCGTCTGTTCTACCGACTGGTCAATGAACTCAATGTATGTCTTAACCTTACTCATGTTATGCTCCTAGGCTCCTCTTTAACTTTTCAATGTTGTCACCATCGAGACGGCTGTACTTGTCAGCAAACTCTTCACTCTCAAGCCACGCCCGTGCTAACATGCGGTTAGTCCTATCACTAATGTCTTTGATACCAATACCCTGCATCAGCTCGTGAAGTGTTTCGTGCAAGTCATCCATGGTTGCAAGTACCATAGAGGCTTTGGCGTAGTCAGTCTTACCAGCCTTGACTAGTTCTTCAAAGGCTTCACCAACAGTGTCGGTGCTTTTGATAATCTTAACCACGCTCTCATCTTCTTGCATGAAGTTACGCAAGTTCCATTCGATAGACTCAATCACGTGGTGGATAGCAATGGTAGCATCCACTTCAGACTCTTCAAGTTTCTTTACTGCGTCTTTCATTGAAGGCTTCGCTCGCTTGAACTTCTTTGGTTTCTCTTCACTATTCCAACTCATTATTGTTTCTCGCTTTCTGTGGGTAGTATTGTTGTCATTAGTTTATCGTAAGCTGAAGGGAACTCGTTCTCCAACTTGGTCATCAGTTCGTCAGGTGATAGCATGTTCCACTCGTCGCCGTATGCTTGGTAGTTCTTGATACGTTGGAAGTCGAACAGTGGTTCAAACACTGGTAGGCTTTTAAGAATGAACGCTGCTTGGATGTCATCAATCTCTTTGTCAATCTCTTCACGTGCATCCTCAGGATTGATAGCGAATGAGATGAGACGGTAGTCATCGGCGTTAAGGTAGTGGATGAACCCTCGGTTAACATCTCCACCTAAGCAGTAGTATGAAAGTTGCAACACGTGATGGTCGTAAGGCGCAGGCTTGAGAGTCTCTCCTCGCTTGCGTGCAGCGATAGCACTAGCTCCTGTCATGGCTACCTTGTCGAACGCCATCTTATTTGAAGACTTAATCTCGTGGAAGATAAGCTCACCACTCGGTGTCTTCTGTGCCAAGTCTACGTAGCCTGTACCACCACGGTACCCTTGCTTGTACTGAAGGTAGACTTCACCATCAAGGATGTTGTTGGCTTCCAGCTTAATCCAGCCGGGGTTGTCGATGATTCCATCGAGGATGTCTACGATGTACTGAATGGATAGTCCGGTAAGAAGGTTGATAGCTCGTGCCTCTACGTCATGTCCTCGCTGGAACTTACCTAGAGTGTAGCCGTCGTGCTCTGCACGTAGCTCTGCTAACATATCCAACACTGACCATAGGGTAGGTTGTCCAAGCTTACCACCTGAAATCAATCCACTTGGTTCGTGTACATGCTCATTGTTACGGCGCTTGAGTTCTTCTGTGACACGTTCACCGAACTGTGCAATCTCCATAGGAGACCAACGTCCTATCAGCTCTCGTGTCTTGGCTAGTCGTGTTACCATTATTCATCCTCCGCTAGTGGTGATATAGCTATGATAACTACATCTTCTTTTTTAAAACCAGCATCTTTTGCTACCCTCTCATGTAAGAAAGGGAAGTTAGCAACTGTGACAAACTCACTTGATGTAATGGTCATGTGACCGAATCCGGCACCGAGCGTACCCTTCACCGAAAAAGATACTAAGTAGTTCATTAAAACTCCTCCGCTTCTTTAACACCTGCAATCAGTGCATCTTCAACAGTCATCAATCGTCCACTGATTGACTCTTCCAACTCGTAGTACATACCAAAGATGGTAACGTAAGGTACTCGTCGTTCATATAGTTCTTTAACCAATGCGCTCGTGTCAGCACGATGAAGGTTGGTCTCAACCAAGTGCTTCTCCATTGCATCTTCGATTACTTGTTCTTCCAGTGCATCTACTAGTTTCATGTGTGCTCCTTCATTTCATTCGTTGTTGCGAATTAACCTTAGTCTACCACGAACGGTATCGTTCTGTCAATAGTGATTGTCCTTAGCCTGTGGATAACTTACCAGATTCTTTTCCTGCTCTTGCCGTACCTCTGTACTAACCTAGTTGTCTCCTTACCATTGCCCTTCTCTTGATTACAAAAGGTATGGGCTGGCTGTAGGTTAGTGAGGTCGTACCTCAGCTGAGGGTAGAGTGACCACGGTATGATGTGGTCGATGCTCACCTTGCTAATGTGTACCTTGGTGTGGCATATCGCACACTCGTAGTACCCATCCTTGTCTGGTGGGTTCAACTTCTTCCACGCTTGTTTAGTTCTTTGCCACAAATCTGCCATAGTTAATCCTTATACGGTAGCTTGACTTCACCTTCTTCAGTGATGTCACCTGTTGGTATATCTTTGTCACGTGTAATGGACAAAGGGATTCCTTCTTCGGTTACACGGGTGTCGAACCACTTGAACCATAAGAACTCATTGTCCTTAGTCTTACGCATGTTACGTAGCTTCAGTACCTTCACGAAGATGTGCTCGTCATCGAACTCATCATTCAGGTCACGGCGTGATACCACGACTGTGTTGTCTGCATCGTATGCAATGGCGCTGGTGCCCATCAAGTCCTCAAGACTGATGTCATACCATTTACGTCCACCGTTGCTCTTACGCAGGCTTACAATCACTACCAATGGTAGCTCATACTCCATGCTCAATCGCTTCAGTAGCTGTGATAGCCGTGATACTTCTTCGTTGGTCATGCCCCTACCAAGGAACTGTAGGTAGTCAAGGAATACTACCTCGATACCTGTCTCCTTAGCCTGCTCGAATAGAGGGCGAATCTGTTTGTCCGTTAGCATCGGTGATGACTGGAAGTAAATGTCCAGTCCTTCAATAGCTAGTGTTGATTCATTCCCACCATTCATGTGGTTGATACGTGCACCGTTGTCACCCGGCATCATCTCTAGTGAGATGTACCCTACCTTATGTGACTTGCTGATGTTCACTGCCATCTGTGCAGCGAGTGCAGACTTACCGTTGTTACTCTCACCTGCTATCAGGTATGTCTGACCAGCACGTAAGCCACCGATGACACCATCAAGAGTAGGGAGACCAGAAGATAGACCACCAACCTTGCCCCAGATTTTGATTGCATCTTTAATCTCTCCTTCATATTCACTGATGTGCTTCCAACTAGGCTGGTCGGATGACACCGACTCCTTCTCCGCTAACTCCTGGTTAGTGGTAACAAGGAAGTCGTCGAGTTCATCAGGCTTCAGATTCTTCAAGAGTTTCTTTGCCTGCTTAATCCGCATCTGCTTTAGCTGCTCTGCGTCTCGTTCGTTAGCTTCCGCTGTAGCTCCGCCATCTTGGTTACTTGTTGCCATTCCTTCTTGTACCTCCGCACTTGTGTTTCTATATCAGTCAGCGTCGTTCGCAAGTACTTACGGTACTCACGTATCTGTTCCGCTAGTGCCGTGTACTGCTGTGATGCTGTCCAATCCTCTTCTCTACTGTCATCATTGTAGTACTGAAGATACTGTTTCGCCATAGCTACGTAGTAGTGCTCCTCTTTATGAAGGTAAGCCAGCCTGCTATTCACTATGTCAAACTGGTTACGCCAGTACTCAAGGTCTTCATCAACTAACATAACTCGTAGGTCATACGGCTCCATGTTCTTTAGCATCTTGAGTTCGTAAGCGTTGTCCATTACAACCGTTCCTCTACCATCTTCTTGATACCTTCATTGATGTCTGCGTACTCCGACAGTTTCTCTTCTAACTCATCGTTAGCATTGACTGCACCCTTGAGTAGTTCTTCCAGCGACTCAATCTCTTCTTGCTTCTTGTCGTTAGCTTCGTTCAATTCGTCACGCATGGTACACACCGGACAAGTAGTGTCGTTGTTGTACGCTACCCACTCGTGCTTGTCATAGTTGCCGTCGCATGTGTCCATTACAGTACCTTCTTAACTGCTTCAGCAACTGCACGCTTCTGTACTAGGAACTCCCCTGCTTCACGCTTCAAGTCTTCTAGCTCACGCTGTGCTTGGTCACGCTCTAGCTCGGCAAGCTTCAGAAACTTACCTTGTACTTCTAGCTTCTCCTTCAGCTCTGGTATCTCACTGTTTACAGTAGCCTTCTCTTCACAAGCAGCACAGTTGGTGTCTGACCAGTGCCACACAGATGTGTCGTGGGCGTGACACCTTAGCAAGTGAAGGTCGTCATTATCTTCGTGAGACCCCAGAAAACCCTTTGTGTCAATCTTTACTATACCTGCCATCAATCACTCCTCGTACTTACAGTAGTCATGCCGTCAATGATGAGACAGATGATGAGCCACGTGCTGTAATCGTTCCACGGTATAAGAGGTACGAATCCGTGTATTGCCCATACTATTAACCATATGATTGTTGCCATGTTAGCCTCGCTTAATCTTCTTGCCCAAGGTCTTAATGATAGTAGGCTTCAGGTCATCCAGTGAGTGGATGATGAAGTGCTCAGGTATCTGCCAACCACCTTCAAAGATACCAATACCAACTGAGTGTACATCCTTGTAAGAGGTAGCTAACTTATTCAGGTGTTCTCGCTCTCTCTTTAAACGATAGTCAAGTTTATGTGGTTTGAATCCTTTAATAGGTTTACCCTTGTGGTCAACAACACGTACCGCATCATCACGGTGAGCAGGTGCTCCATCACTCAACATGATGAGGATGTTCTCTCCTTCGTCTGGTGACTTGTTGAAGTACTCATATGCAAAGTGCATCGCATCGTAGTCACAGTTATAACCTGAGTCGCTGACCTCATGGTAAGGTTCAACGTGTCCTTGCTGACCGATAGCTTCATAGATAGCTTCATAGTCAGAGGTGCCAGTCCAAGGCTTATGCACTGCAATCATCTGATTGAATCCAATGACAGCTGTGTTAATGTTCAGCCCATCCAGCTGTGACAGTAGGAAGATAGTTGCTTCAGCAGCAGCCCATCCCTTATCTTCACTCATACTTCCGCTTTCGTCTACTAACAGGACTACGTTGTATGCCTTACCCTTTCGTGATTGCTTACGCATGAACACGTTACGTGCCATCATCGGTACCTTTGGAAGACGACCCATGTCTAGCTTGCCACGTGTCCTACCACGAAGACGACGGTCATACTTATTGTCGAGCATGATAGATGAGAGACGAGCACGGAAGGCTGGGTCTTTAATCTTCTCTTTGATTTCCTCAGGGATACCACGTGCATCCTTGAGTTCCTTAAAGAACTTCTCATAGTCAGATGCTCCCTTGCCACCGCCTCGGAACATCTTCTCGTATACTTCCTCGACCTCTTCAGGTGACGGCTCACCCTCTTCACCTTCTGATTCTGGTTCAGTACCCTCAACCATATCACCCGGCTCAGGTGCGCCCTCTGATTCCGCTGTGCTTTTGTTCGGGTCACTGAGCTGCTCAACTAAGTACAGCCCATCAATCCGTTGCTCTGCTTTCCAAGTACTGCCATCTTCCAGCTGTACGAGAATCTGCTTCGCGCCTTCTTGTAGTTTAGTTTCCATACTTGTCCTCAATGCTATCTATTATGTCCAGTACTATGTCGAAGAGTGCGTAGTCCTTACCGAGAACAGCGTCATCTTTGATGTTTGATATAGAGTCCACGCCAAACTTACGAATGTCTTCGAGTAACTCCTTGAGTTCAACATTAACTGGTGAAGATGCCATCAGTAATCTCCTCTGGCTGTCCAGCTGCGATTGCTTTAGGTGATGTCAGTTGCTTCACGATGTCAGCTGTAATCTCTTCACGAATCTCAGTCTTGCGTGCTTCAAAGTCAGCAAAGTCTTTGTCGAGTTCAACCTTACGCTGCTTGAACCAGTCAATAGTGAGTGTTACTTCCGGTGTATCAATGGCAATGTAGTCACCGATGATAGCTTGGTAGATGTCAGTGATAACCTTTGCGTCACCGCCTGTCTTGTTCAAGACTGCTACCTCGAAGGCACGGTTAGGATTCAATCCCTTAGCTACTACGTCAGCCCAATGAAGGAGGTCACGAGTAGAACACGTGAAGAAAATCTTATCTTCATTCTTCGCTTTGCGTAGTGCGTTGGCTACGTCAACCATCTTGGTTGCGTGGTCTGGTTCGATACCTGCTTTGTCTACAAGAATCTTAACCTCAACCTCTGGCTCAGGGTAGTTGACTTGTAGCACAACAGAGAAGCGAGACTGAAAGGCTTTGTTAAGTTCCTTAGTACCAGCGTACTCTTCAGGTGGGTTCATCGTTGCAAAGAATCGGAAGTCTTCGTGTGGTTTGACTACCTCACCAAGGTGATTGCTTACTGTGATGAAGTGGTCGTCGTCCAAGAGTGAGTGAAGCACAAAGAGAATCTCTGGTAGTGCCACGTTAATCTCGTCAGCTACTAGCCACTTGCCATTCTTCATTGCATCAAGGAGTACTCCGTCTTTCCATACGGTTGCACCAGACTCAAGCTCATACTTACCAACGAACTCATCAACTGTTGTCTCACCTGTAATAGAGAAGCGAGTGAGTTGCTTGCCAAGTTTGATTGATTGTTCACGGACAATAGATGTCTTACCTGTACCTGTCTCACCAATGAGGAGGACGGGGAGGTTGTGTTCAATAGCAAGCTCAACAACTTTCTTGTTCTCGTCTTGTCCAATCACTTCATGTGATGCAATGGTAGTGGTGGGTAGTACAACCTTGGCTTTCTTAACTGCTGGCTTACGCTTCGTTGGTACTTTGGTAAACCATTCTGTTCGGCGCATGAAGCGTTCAGTACCACGGTCATCAATGACAACAGGGTCGCTCGGCTTCTCAAGCCTTATTACTTCGTACTCTTTACCTTCAGTAGTAAAGCTGCGGTCTTTGTCTAGCTTTTCTGTAAGAAGAATCTTATCCCCTACTTTAATCTTTGCTGTTGCCATCTCGTCTGTCTCCTTTTCATTTATATATGGTATCGTTTGCACTGGACTGATTACCTGACTTGCCCCACCATCATTGATGAAGTCTATTTCATCACCGACAACACCAGTACCTGCACGTGTAACCGTGTATGGTTTCGTGTGTAGCGTTATGTTGTATACGTGTGTAGGCTCTTCGTCATTCTTGATAACGAACTGGTCGCCTACTTTATACTTCGGTATTGCCATCCACCTGCTCCCTCTTCCGCTGGTTGCGCTGCTTAGTTAGCTCAAGATTCTTCAGTCGTGCTGGTTCATTGATGACGTAGTGGACTGTCGCCCATACTACCCCATACATAAGGGCGAGCTTGTACTTGGTGAACTTCACTCGGTCAATGGCGTATAGCTCACGGATTTCTTGCTTGTCTTTCTCGGTTAGTCTGTTATGCTTTGTCATCTTTCAATACCTCAATCATTTCTCCCAACTCTTTTGATTCCATAATCTTACGCATCACCTTGGTCATCAGCTTGAATACCAATTCCTCCTTAGTACTAAGGTCATTATGCACTGTCTTGAATACCTCGGTCATAGCCATACCTAGCCCACTGAACACTGCGTCCTCTTGAACGAGGGCTGATAATGTAACCTTGTCCAATGCTTCAGCTGCCATCTCATCCATCGCTTCTTTAGTAAGCTCAACTGTGACAATCGAAGACTGCCTCATTGCGTCTTGCTTCTTCTTGGACAGCGCACGGTTGAACGCCTCGTCGTTATCAACGAGTTCGTAGTTCTTACCTCGAACAGTCCTAAGCTTACGCTTCGGCTCTTCCTTGTGTGTCTCCCAGCCTGACATTACAGTTCCTCCTCAATGGTTACACGTAACTTGTGTTCACCCTCTTCACCCTTCTTCTTATACTCGATAGTAAATGTAGGTTGCCCATCTTCAAACATGTTGATGAGTGTATTCACTATCATGAAAGCGTCGTTGTCTTCGTTCATTACTTAATCTCCTCTTGCATGACACCACCACCATCGACTACCATGTTCTGTAGTTTGATAGCTTCTGCCTTAGTAACAACACGTGCCTCAATGTGAATGAGGATTTCGTTATCGTCGTCATCATACATACCAAAGCCTACGAAGAATGGTTGACCGTCCTCGTGCTTGGACTGTGCAAGTAGTCCTATAGTGGACAGTGCCTGCTTGACTTGGGGCAATTCCATAACTTTGTTTGTTGATTCTTTACTCATTACTTTTGGTCTCCTTCAATCTTATTATTTACTGGTGCAATGATGCCAATGATGTTCTCTTTAACGTCGAGTGCAACCAGCTTGTCTGTTACTTGTACCCATTCTGCTACAGGGTAGCGTGCCATGATGTACTTCACGTATAGCTTTTGATACACGTGACCATTAGAGAACACTTCAGTATCTTCCAGTAGCTCATCATCCATTACGATGTTAGCTTCTCTCTTATCCTTCAACTCACCGAGCCATGTCA